AGTGACCGCTACCAAGATGAGCCAGGAGTTCATCGAGGACGCCATCGGCAACGGCGGCATCGGCAGCGGCCTGAACTACGTCGCCGACAAGTGCGCAATGTCGATCGCGCTGAGTCAGGAAGAGTACCTCACGGTCGGAACCGGTTCTTCGCAGCCTACGGGCATCGAAAGCAGCTCTATCACGCAAATCGAGAACATCGGCGCTGGCGGCGCGGGCAACAGCGCGAGCGATGACTTGACCGGCGATATGCTCATCAACTGCGTGCACCGCATCAAGCCGCAGTACCGCACAGGTTCGAAGTTCTCGTGGGTCATGCACGACTCGTTGATTCAGCACATCCGCAAGATCAAGGTGAACTCGACCGACTACGTGTGGAAGCCGAGCGACAACGGCGGCCTGGCGGACGGCGTGCCCGGCACCATCTACGGCATCCCGTACCGCTTGAACGCCTACATCAACACGGCGACTGACACCACCAATGGTGCGGTGGTCGCGGTGGTCGGCAACTTCGACTACATGGAGTTGTTCGAGCGCACGGGCATTACGTCGTTGATGGATCCCTACTCAGATGCGGCGACGATGCAGACCACGCTGTACCTGTACACGCGGTGGGATTCGCACATCATGCTCCCTGAGGCGTTCGCCTCGATCACCGTCTGATTCTGAATCCTTTGTTGCGGGGTGCGGCGGCGGAAACGTCGCCGCACCCTTTCGATGGCACAACTACCGATCCCATTGGACGTGCTCCGCACGCGCCTGCGCATCGAAGTCGAATCGGACGATACCGACTTGGCTGCGTTGTGCATTGCGGCAGGCGACCTCATCGAGAAGGAAACCGGCACGCGCCTGCGTTCCCAAACCTTCACCGAGAACGTCGTGCCTTGGAAGCGCACGATGCTCCGCAATTCGCCGGTTACCGCAGTCACGAGCGTGACCTACAAAGACGCGGCGAACGTCACACAGACTCTCCCGGTCGATGAGTGGTTCATCCGCCAGGACGAAGAGCTGATCGTTCTCGAGTTCGATACGAGCGTTGTCGTGAAGGAGAACACGCAACCGATCGTCACGTACACAGCCGGGTATACGTTGGTGCCGCAAGCGCTGCAACAATGCATCGTGGCGCTCGTCGGCGCTTGGTACAACAACCCCGAGGCTTCGAGCGTGGCGTCGCTCGCCGAGGTGCCGCTCAGCTACAAGCACATCATCGCGGCCTACTCGCATAGGAGTCCGATCCGATGATCTCCGCTGGGCGACTGCGTTTCCTTGCAACGCTGCAGAAGCCAAGCGCCTCGCGCGACGCGCTCGGGCAGCGCGTCGATACGTGGACGTCGGGCGCTCAGTTCCGCTGCGATCTCCGCTCGGACAGCGCAGACGAACGCGCGTACGCCGACGGCGTGGCAGTCATTCGGCAATGGGAGGTGCGCGCGCGATGGAACACCACGCGCGCGCTCGGAATCAGCGAAACGGATCGGCTGTTGGTTCGATCGAGGACGCTGCGTATTCAATCCATCACGAACCTTGACGAGAAAGACCGCGTGGCAGTCATCTCCTGCGAGGAGGTTGTATGAGCCTCGAGGAAGCGGTGCGCGCGATGCTCGTGAACAGCACCACGTTGTCGGCGTCGCCGAACGGCGTGCCCGACGCGCGGGTGACGCACGGTTTCAGACTTCAACAGACCGAACTGCCGGCGGTGACCTTTGAGGTGACAGGCGTAGAGCCAGGCTCTATCCCGTCGGTCGGCACTTCCTCGAGCGGTACGCGCATGGCCACCGTTGAGGTGCGGAGCATTGCTGTCGAGGCTGTCGACGCCATCGCGATCGCGGCCAAGGTGCGCTCGACGTGCACACCCGGCAGTTACGGCGGCTTGAATCTTGACGCCATTCTGTACCAAGGCCACCGACTCGAGGCACAGCCAAGCGGCGAGGGCGACGAAGCGCAGCCCGCTGAGGCAGTCTCCGAATTCACCATCTACTACAGGGAGTAACCCATGCCAGCGAGATCATCCGGAAACGCAGCGCTCAGCTACAACGCGCAGGCTTGTACAGGTCTGCTCTCTGTCACGGTCACCCACAACACCGACATGTTGGACGCTGCAGATATCAACGATCAGCGCAAGTCGTACGTCGCCGGTCAAGCCACGAGCACGCTCAGCGGCGAGTGCTTCTACGACCAGGGCGACGCTGCGATGGCGGCCATGGAGAGCGATTCTGTGAACCCGGTTTCGCGCGCGGTTGTCGTGACGATGGACACCGGCATGACTATCACAGGAAACGCCTTCGTGTCTTCGTTCTCGTCGACCGCTGGCACCAACGATCTGCTCCGCGCATCGTTCGAACTCCAGTTCACAGGCACGGTGACGATCGCATGATTCGCGATGCACTCATGCTCAGGAACACGACAGCCGAACTTTCATTCGGCACGGTCCAGCTGCGCCGTCCGAGCGCTGCCGACGTCATCGAGGCTACCGACGTCGCCGCGAAGACTCCGAACCGGCTGTACGTGCATTTGGTGTGGCGTCATCTTCTCGACGAGACAGGCGCTCCGGCGTTCGACTCGATCGAGCGGGTGCTCAACGCCGACGGTGCGCGGGTGCTCGAGGTAGGGCAGGCCATCGAAAAGCTGTTTGGAGAAGGCCGGGACTGAGTGAGGGCGCGCGGAAAGTCGCGCGCGCTGCCCTCGATCGAATCAGGTGCGACTCGCTCGAGAAGCTCAGCGCAGCGGCGCTGAACATCTATCTCGACATCCCCGATTGGGAGGGCATACGTCGTGAGATCGACCGGCGCAAGGCTCAAAATCAAAGTCGATGCGCGAGCGCTCGGCAAGGCGCTGCTACGGCTTCCTCCAAAGGTCAGGATGAAGACGGCGCGAGTCGGCTTGCGTAAGTGGGGGCGTCGAGTGGTGACCGCGGCGCGGAGGCGGGTGCTCCCGCAAGACCGCGACACGCGGCGCGATATGGCCGTGAAGGTCAAGAGTTACAAGCGCGGAAAGGTGTTGTGGGCTGCGGTAGGTGTGCGACGAGACGGCATGCGCGTCGGTTGGCGCTCCCACTTTTGGGATGTCGGATTCCGGGTGTGGCAGAAAGGCATTAAGGCCGACGGCACGCCCAAGAAGCCCGTGCGTCTGTGGAATCGGAACCCAGCGCCGAAGTTTGTGCCGTTCTCCTACCGGCGCGATTGGCGAAAAGGCATAAGAAAAAAGAACCTTGGCCAGCGGATAGGCCGACGGCTTTACATGACCGACACGCATCGCCAGTGGGCACCCAAGGCCGACGAATACGTGCGCGACGCGATCGCAGAGGCTCTCCGTGGCATCTAAACTCCCAACCCTAGCTATCCCGGTTGTCGTCGACACGCGCGACGTCGACGCTGGCGTGCGGCACATCCAGCACAAGATGGCCGCCTTGCAGAAAAAGCTTGCCAAGGAGGGCGGCCCCGCAGCAGCCGGAGGATTCGGTCTGAACGCTCAGAAGGGCACAGCCTTCCTAGGAGGGGTCGGAAAACTCGGCCCCGCAGCGGGCCTTCTAGGCGGTATGGGCGGTGCCGGATTGGCACTGGCTGCGCCCGCCGCGCTCGCCATGATGGCGCGCGCGAACGTCGAGGCGATGGCCGCGATGACCAAGGGCGCGGGCGACGCCTTCCAAAAGTTCCGCGAGAGCGGCGAACAATCGTTCGCGATCAACTCTCAGATGTTGCGCCTCATGGCCTCAGCCGAAGCCGACGCCCAAGCGGCTGCCAAGAGGCCTGGGATGATCGACGCCTTCCGCCAGGGCCAACTGGGGATGGATCAGGGAGGGCCGGGAATCCTCGAGCGCCTGTCGACGGCGCTCAGCCAGGCGAGCGCCACAGCGGGCGCGTACTTCGGGGGCAAGGGCATCCAAGAGTCGATGCTGACCGGGCAACTCGCGACAACCGACGATGAGGCGCTCGCCAAGACCATCGCTGATCAACTGCGCGTGCTCGAGCAAGAGCGGATGCGCGGGGAAATCTCGTTCATCGACGCTGCGCTCGGGTCTTTCAGCGCGAAGGTAGAGCAACTGGGAGTGATCATCGGGAGGCTCATGTAATGGCGTTCCAGAATTCAACAACCACCTACGAGTGGCACACAGAGAGCCGCCATTTCAAGGAGAGCACCTACGGAACGGACTCGAGTTTCGTCGAGGTGATCCGGGTCAGGCGCAAAGACGGCGGGACGTTCAATCTCCAGACCGACCCAAACGTGATGCGTACCCAGTTGATCATTCCGCACCCGATGGCGTCGTACATCACGGGCACGCCATCCATTACCAACCGCAACATGGGCGGTCTGCGCTGTTCGTCGATCGACCATCGGCCTGACTCGTCGGGTCGAACGCTCACGACAACGATCACGTACACGGCACACAACTACGCCGACAACATCAAGACCAACGCAGTAATCTTCCCCTCGAGCACGTCGTATCAAACGGCTGTCAGGACGGCCAAGCAGTACCGGACAGGTTGGACGGTTGTACCGCCGCCCGGCTCAAACAGCTCAGCCGACATCGGCGGAACGGCGATCGGTGGCGCTGGTGCCACCCTTTCCGAGCAGATTCCTCAGCTGCGGATCAAGCTGAAGATCACGCAGGACGCTTCGCAAGGATCGTCGTCCTACATGGACGCCGTCGCGCAGACCCTGCTTGCGTATGTCGGCTGCATCAACAGCGCGACGTTCGCTGGATTCGCCGCGGGCGAGGTGATCTGTGAAGGCTTCAGCCTCTCACCAATGACGTTGCCTTACTTCGAGGCAAACATTGATTTCCTGTGGGACGAATTCGCGCATCACGACCAGGTGGCGGAAACCGGCGCGGATGGCCGCGTGAATTGGCTCGGCTCGAACGTGAAGACGGTCATTTGGCAGCGCATACCAAGGCCGTCGATTGACTTCAACCTGATCTTTGCCGGCGACAACAACTTCCGCGATCGAACCCTCCGAGGAGTGATCATCCCGTGATCCAAGAGATCAAGCGCAATGAGCGGCAAATCGCGACCGTCGCGCGGGAGTTTGATCCGCGCACGTTCGATGTCGAGTCGGCGCTCATTCTCGCGCGCGTCACATCCTCGACGGCGATCTCAGGTTCATTTGGTCGGTTCATCTACCAGTGCGCAGAAGCTTGGACAGGCCCAAGCCCGATCCACACACCGGCGACGCGGGCGGACGGGCGCACTTTCACGCCATGTTTGAGCGTGTCCGAGTTGTCAAACCTTGCACCGCCATCGTTCCTTTCCTACGGCGTCAACACCAACAACCTAGTGGGAACATTCGGCCCGGCACCTATCCCCAACAACACGGCGGTGGTACTCTCACCACACCGAGGAAGCGACGGGATCTTGGTGTGGCTCATCATCAACACCCAAGCCATTGACGGCACGTGTGACACAACCTGAGGTACGACCATGCCGACAACCGCACCAATTTCGTATGAGCGCGCAGCACCCGGCAGCCGTCAGCTGACGTTCACGCTTAACGGCGTCGCGCCCAACATGACAGGCTGGACGGGACGACTGCAGGTGTGGCGCTCCGGCGCGTCGGTGATCTCGACTAACCTCTTCCAGTTGGCGACGCCCTCCGAAATCACGCTCGGCTCTGCAGGGGCTATCAGTATCGACATGGTGGCCTTTGAATCACAGGTTGTGACACACGCTCCGAATGAAGCGGTCTTCCACTATGTCTTAGACGTACAAGACGGCAGCAACCCGCGCGTAGCTGTCTCGAGCGGCCCTGTGGCGAGGAATCAGCCGTGACCGTCGCTTGGGTCAGCTCGAACCCGAGCGTCAACAACAACACGACATCTACGGTGTCGCCGACAACATCGCCAGGTGCGATCGGCGCTGCCGGTGGTGATCTCGCCGGGTCGTACCCAAACCCGACGGTAGACGGCCTGCAGGGACGCCCGCTTGCGGCGACGGCACCGGCCACGAATGAGGTGATCATTTGGAACGGCACGACTTGGGTGCCAGGGACACAGCCTGCAGCGATCCCCGATCCGCTTGTAGTCAACGCGATTGACACAGACCTCATCACGCTTGATCAAGGCGAGTACATCGAGAACCCCGTCGATGGCCGTATGGACTTCCGTCCGTCGGGCAACGCGGCCAACCACTACGGGGTCTACTTCGACTTCACATCGTTTACCGTTGGCGCGAGGGTCGGTGTACTTCGACAGGATGACGGCACGAAAAACCCGGCAGGGTCGTACGTGCAGTTCGAGACGCAAATGGCGATCGTGTCAAACGTCAACACGGTCTACGGCAACAACGCCGAATGCGTGATGCGCGTGACCACGACGGGCAACGACACATTCCAAATCGCGCCATCGGTCGCGGCGGGTCGCAGCGCGGCGGTTGTGCTGTGCAACCAATCACACGTGGGAGTTGCGAACCGAAGCCCCACGACGGAGCACGTCGACCCGACTTTCTACGTGTACTCATCCGACTCTACGCAGGCGAGTGACTTCGTTCGCATCAATCACGACCAGACGAACGGCGTGATTGAAAGCGGCAACGGTCGCCTTATTCTGAAGTCGCCGACTGTGATCGAACTTGACGGAGATACCGAGATCGGAAAGGTGCTCCTGTCGGCAGGCAAGAAAGGCCAAATCCTCCGGCATTCGGGCACACTCTCGAACCTTGCGTGGGGTCGCCAGTTCGACAAGGGAACATTCAATTCCAGCTCCGAATTCAACACAGTGGGCGACTTCACGGCTGTTCAAGCGGGCACCGGCGGCGCAACCACCTTTACCGCTGCTGCTGAGGCTCACCGATTTGGACTCGCGACGTCTACAACAGGCACGACGTCAACAGGCAGAGCCGCAATGGCGAGCGCAGCCGTTACAGGCGTCGCGTTCGGCTACGGCGCTGCATACCTCGAGGCATCCTCGAAGGTGCCCACGCTCGCGACGGGCGCTGAGGCGTTCATCGTGCAGATTGGCTTTGTTGACAACCTCACGGCGGCAAGCGCCGACGAGATCAGCTTTCAGTACGCCAACCCACTCGGCTCAACCCCTAACTGGGAGTGCGTGACGCGCAGCAACAGCGCAGAGACGCGCACAGATTCACTCGTGGCCGTCGGCGCTGGCACGTGGTATCGCTTTGAAATCGAAGTGAACGCTGCAGGCACGTCGGTCGCGTTCCGGATCGACGGCACGTTGGTTGCCACCCACACCACCAACATACCTACGCTCGTCGCGCGCGCGACGGGCATCTATCTCGGCATTCGCAAGACTGTCGGCACGACCGCTCGCACTCTTGTCAGCGA